AACATTATTTGTGCCTTGAGCATTTCCCTGCATCTCCACAGGAATTGATTTCCCGTTTGGAAGCGGTACCACTGCTTCTGTACCATGAAGAATTGCAGGGTACCCAGCGTCTCTTCCTCGTGCAATACCTCCGCCTGCGTAAGGCTCAAAGATGCCTCCGTTGCGCGCGAAGCTTTGCCCAGCGTCGAGCTTCGATACGTCGATCTTCTCCTTCGGCGGCGTAGGAGCCTTAGCGCTGCTGATAATATTGAGACTGGCCATTATAATTTTTGCTGCTAACATTTCTGCGATCACTCTTGATAAAACTCTGAGTACGCTTAATCCCATACTTTTGAACGCATCCTTAGCAGAGGCAGTGCCCTGTATAATTCCATCAAAAGCGGTAGCCATGCCACTTGCAAATGAGTCTGCAACCTTAATACCTATATGGCCGAGGTCGTTGGCATTCTTTTTTGCGGCCTCCGCTTTCTCATTCAAAATATCTAAAGCTCTTTGCATATTTTCCAACTCAGCCTGATAATGTTGTGCAGACACCCCTTCCTGCGGGCCTAAAGCCCTCTTCGCTGCCAAGTCCGTCGCTGCTTTCGTAGCAGCCAGCTGCGTCAACGACGCTTGGTCTTGCCTACCTAACATAGCATTCAATATACTAGGAGCGTTGGCCCTTCTAGCCGCATCGGCTTGAATCCTACTAGTCGTCCGAGCGGTTGCATCAAGAGTATTCTTCATCTGTACCAGCTGGCCTATGAAGTCACTCATATCAGTTTTAGCTATCTTATCAATCATTGCTCTGAGGCCTTCAGAGTCATCGCCTAACACTTTTGCGGCATTATCTCCAGCCTCTGCTATAGAGTCAAACTCTTTAGCTATAAAAATTGCACCAATGAGGTCTCCCCCTTCTACTGCATCTTTTAATTTTTGTGCCCCTGTTTTAATCTCATTAAGAGACAGATTGTATGCACCTGCGGCAGTTGTAAGCTCCTTAATTTTCTCTACATTTCCGCCCTTGAACGCATCCTGCAGCGTCTTTCCTATAGTTCCTCCGAACTTACTAAAATCTACACCCTTGAAGACCTTATCGAACGCTTCTTGTATTTCCGGGTCTCCTTCTGCAGCCTCGATTGCAGATGCTAAAGGAAGGCTGGTAAGAGCGGTAGCAATAGCTTGCGTCTTCGATCCACCTTTCTGAGTTCCTATACCCTTCTCGGGGTCCATCATAGCCTTGATGTCCTTGGCCATATCCTCATATAAGCCTTTGGTTCTTGCAATCATATCTAGGCGTTTCTGCGCAGCTTCAGCTGCCTCCTTGTCCGCTTTCTCCCTCGCTTTCGTCTCATTCTCTGTATTCTGTAGGGTCTCTCTACTAGTGCCTAAAGCTGCTAATGCTGTATCTTCCAATTTCTGCAAAGTATCCTCGAAGCCCTCAGCGAATGTAAGAGGAGCAATAATATCCTCACCCTTTTTTGTTCCGAATATCTTTCTGGCAAGGGCGTTATCAAGTAGCTTATTCAGTCCCTTAATTATCAGATTAAGCACGCGCTGAATCATTGTTACCATACCAAGTGCCCATTTTTTGAAAGTATCAAGAACAGTAATAGGTTTTTGAGCCAACATATCCAGACCTTTTAATATGGATACTATTGCACCCGCCCAAATAAACGCCCGGCCGCCCCACCTACCTAGGGTTTTCATAGCCAGACCAGCTACCTTAGCGGCTCCGCCTAATTCTCTCATTCTATCTCTGGCGCGACGGATACCTCTAGCTGTTTTTCCTAAAGCTTTTACTACTCCTTTTGCGAACGTTTTCTTTATAAAATTTCCTACAGAAAACGTACTTTTGCCCATCGTGTCTACTTCTTTGCGCAGCTTCTTTACTGCCTTTAAGGAAATTCCTGCAAATGCTTTTGAAGAGGTTTCTCCTGTTTCTTCAATCTCCTGCTGTACTCTTTCTAAGTCTTTTTTCAACCTACCCAAAGCCTGAGGAGTAACGTCTTTGCCCAAAGCAATAGCTCCGAGAGTCTTACTTCCAGCGCCTTGCTTAACTGCGGACTTAGCCGCCTTTTGAGCAGCGGACTTGGAGGTTTCTATGCTTTCTTGTAACTGTAACTCCGCCATTTCTATATTATCTATTATGGTAGACATACTATCGGTAATTCTATCCGATACTCCTGCTGAGACGGTAGAAACACCTGACTTTAGGACACTCCCAAGTTTTTTGAAAGGTTTAGCTAAAAATGACTCTGACACGAAATTACCTACGGCAGTTAAAGATCCTTTCAGCATATTCGGAAGTCCAGCAATATTTGCAAAAATTATAGCGCCTATTACTGCAAAAGCGGCGACAGCGGCATCTGCGTTACTGTTTAAGAATCTTACGAAAGACTCAACAGCAGGCATAAGCTTCTCTTCTATATTTTGTCTTATATCTTCGAAAGTTTTTCCTAGTTGAACAAAAGGGTTGGACTCTACTGCTTGATCTCCAAAAGTTTCATTTAACTGCCTCATGGTTTCTAGGTATACAGCTTGGCTTCTCTGAGATGTGGTAAGCTGGTCGCGACTTAATCCTAATGCATCTGCGTACTTCCTGGTAGCATCTTCCAATCTCAAAGTAATCCCAAGTTCGTCCAAAAGTTCTGGCTCTGCCTTGGATACACCCTTGAGAAGGCGGTCAAAAGTGTCTTGATATCCTCTTCCCAACGCTGCTGAAGCCTTTGCAGCCCCTTCCGTCAAAGCTACAAGTTGAGAAGTAGAGAACCCTTTTGCAGCACCGATAGCGGCAGCTTGAGCAGCCTCTCTAAAGCCTAACATCCCTCGGGAAGCGTCCCTTAGAGAAGTAGTAACAGTTCTCATTGCCAAGCCGGTAGAGGCAGCAAAACTTTCTTGACTTTTACGAAGAAGAGCTACGTCAGACGCTCTCTTAAAAAACTCAAACGCTGCAGAAAGAGCAAACATTTGAGCAGCAAAAGCGGCGTATGCGGGAACGATCCCTCCGCTAATGCCTTGAGCCATCTTAGAAAAGTTTTTAGTACTGTTGCTAGAGGTCTGAGCAGCCCCTTTCTGAGCGCGTTCAGCGTCCCGGGCGGATATGCCCAACTTCTCGTACTCAAGACCTAACTTTTTGGCATCGACAGCGACTCGCTTAGTACTGCCCTTATCGTCGACAACAATATCTATAAAAACTTTTTTGCTAGCCATTAGCCTCTTACGTTATGGGTGTACTGGGGACCACCGCCGGCAGAGGTTTTCTTTCTCTCCTCTGCTTTTCTCTTTCGCTCAGCTTCTTCTGCTCTAGCGTTCACAACTAACATCTCATAGGTTTTCATGAAATAAACGACAATTTTCTGGTCCTCTACTTCATATAAGTCTAGGAAGAATTGGGCGGAACTCCAGTCCTTGCCCATATAAGTCCCTGACATTCCTTCGTATCTATCTGGAAGATAATCAAGTATAAAAAATGCCACTTGTACTTCCGCGGGAAACGCGGTAGTCTCTAGTGGCATTCTACTGGGGTCTGGTTCTTCCCCTAATTGTTCGCAAATCAATAGATACTTTTCATAATCTATTGACGAATTTACCTCGCTTACTTTCCTATCAAGTAGCTTTCTTATCTCGGCTACTTGTTTCCAGTAAAATTTTCAAGATTGCCCACTTCCTCCGTAACCCAAGAATCAAACCCTGTAGCATTCTTCATAAGAAGCTCAGCATTATCTTGAGTATAAGGAAGTGTATCCTCTGGGTCTAAACCTGCTGTATCCACCAGTAGAAGCTCTTCTAGGTAACGAAACTTCAGGCCTTCCCACCCCGCAATAACTCCTTTACAGTACTCAGTAAGAAACTTATCCTCATCAAGGTCTTCTTCAGGTTGATGAGTCTTTTTATTGAACTTAGTAGCAATACACCGGCTACGAAGTTTTAGCATTTCCTCTCTAGCTAAATAGGTTAATTTTACAGACATTCCATCATATCCGGGGAAATCGATGGAAACTGTTTTGCTTGGAGTCAGGAGACTCGCTAGAGAAACTGGATTATCGGCCATTTTTTGTCCTTGTAGTTGTAGCAATTTATTATCGACCATATGCTATATTATATGTGAGAGGAGAAGAAAAGTCAAGAGTTATTTTTTGGAGGTGAAAAGTAAAAAGGGGCCGAAGCCCCTTTTTGTAAAACTACTATTCCTTAGTATACGTCTACAGGATAGTAGGTAATTGCAGTTATCTCGTCTGCAGTTCCGAAGTCTGTCGGAAGTGCGGTGAACTCCATCTCAAGAGAGATAACATCCTCAATTGAGTGAGTAGGCACAGCGATGTGAGCCGTAGGGAACTCAATCTTCAATGCAGGGTCAGTAGTGTTACCAGTAGCAGCACTACCACCAATATGCATAGTTACCTTGAATTTGTTCACAACTTTTGCCATAGCACCCGTACCGACGAGGTCATTAAAGAACTGTCGAGAAGTACCACTTGTAACGTCTGCATCTTCCAGAGTAAGGTAGCAAGTAGCCGAACCTGTAGAAGTACGAGAGCCCGTTACGTGCTCAATAGGCTTGTTAATTGCGCCCAATTCTTCCGGTACAAGATAAGTAATATTATTACCTACAGTAAAGTTACCGCCTGTAAGAGTAAGGGAGTATTTACCATTAGCAACTCGTCCCGCAGTACCTGAGTATGCCGTTCCAGCCAAGACTACCTTTCCAGTAGCATTACCCAAATTTTCTGCGTAAGCTTTTGAAGTGAAAAGAGTAATTTCAGTCGTAGCGTTGGTGCCACCATCGTAAGTACTTGTCTCATCTCCTACTCGAACAAACAGATGCTTCCCATTTAGAGTGGCCCCGTCTGCTGTAGTGCCCGCAGCAAAACCTGACATAGCTACCTGATCTCCTGTTGTCAAATTGTGAGCAGCAGAAAAGGTAATAACATCGTTAGTCTGGTCGACAGCAGAAACGATACCTATCGAACCTGGGAAGGTACCTGCTACCTTATCTGCAGAGTCCGCAGCTTCAACCTCTACTGCAGTCAGACGATTACGAATAAAGTTAAGAGTACTCGTAGTTGCTTCGTCGATTGCTCGGGTAACCGTGGCAGAGCCCGAGCTAGTAGGATCGCTAACTATGTTGAAGCTTCTACTTTGGTTTGTGTCGATAGAAATATCCCCTTTCAGAATAGTATCTCCACCTTTATTGGTAGCGTTGTAGGCAGGCAGGCCAGACTGAATATTTGCCTTTCCTGAAACATCCTGAACCTCTTTCGCGAAACCACTCCAGTTAATCATAGCGATACCATCAACATCAAAGTCGATGGAAGCTTCATTAACAACAGATTCCGGCAGCCTATAAATCAAGGGATTGGAAGTAGCCGTATCAATTAAGAAGTAAATTACAAAAGATTGCAGTGAGGATCTATTAGACTCAGCAATGACGATAGGCATACTAGCAGACGCGGGAGTAGCTACTGGTCCGCTTACTGCATTTGTTGCTCTTGTCCAAGCATAAGAAGAATAAGTGTCTGAACCAAACATACTTGCCCAGAGAGCCTCTTCTACAGCATGGACCTCTGCTCCACTATCAGCAGCTTGCCCTGTTGCGGAACTATGCTTTGATACAAAGGGACGAATGTATGTACTAAAAGACCACTCTGCGGGTGCAAGAGAGTCTGTAAACATACGAGTACCACGACGAGATACACCAGCAGAAGATTCCATCTCTGCAAGAGTAATCTCAGAAGTGTTCGTACTTTGAGAAAAGCTGTAGCCGTCCAAGATAGGAATTTCCCAGACGGAGCCAGCGCCTAGGTTTGCCGCGGCTTCGGTATTTGTAGTAGTATTCCGAAACTGGACAAACATTCTAGTATCTCGACTAAAATATAATTGTTGTGCCATAGTTATCTCCTATGAGCCTTGAAAAGACTTGGACGTGAACATTTGTTCTTGCCAGTCGTTTCCTTAATATCGAACCTCTAATTCCATCTCAGCGACTCCAAGAGGTTCTAATACTCCTTCATCAGTAGTTATACTAATAACTGATATTTGATATGTGGATTGAAGAATATTTAGGTTATCCCTGTAATTTAAACTAGAGTTTTCTTCAACTACTGTTTCTATATCCTCCAAGAGCCTTCCGAGAGCTACTTGAGCATCTTCTTCATGTACATATACTCGTACAGTAATTCCAAGAAATCTATCTTTGAAACCTCCTGCCTGATATTGACGAGTCTCCACTCCAGGATTCAAGTGTACAGCAGGAAATTCTTCTACTTCGTCCCAAAATTTAAGTCTTGGAACTACATTATCGTTTACGTCGGATAAAAAAGCACCTTGGCCGTCAATTACTTTCAACTTATCCGCGAGAGCTTCTATAATGTTTATTCTACGCGAACTATATGCTCTTGCCTCGGCCATTAAACTCTCCTCGTATAAAGTCTTCCAACAGCATACCTCGCTGCTATTTCCCTAATAGACATATCAATTAAGGTACGAGGGTCTCTATCTATACTACCTTGCAGGTTTCCTACCTCGAAAGTTTGATAGATATCTCTGTTATAGGTGTACCCCACACTAGGAAAGCCTTGAGGGGTCATATTCATGTCTACAGCTTCTACCGATTTCGCAAATCTTCCAGTCCTATTTACAAGGCGAGGCTGATGCATATTCTTTCTTACAGTATCAGGAAGCTGTCTATTTAAGATGCTTAAAAGTACTAAAGGAGATTGAGATACTCCTTTATGAGGAGGACGCCGTACTTTCGGAGGCGCATTATCTCTTATTGTAGCCTCCTCAGCTTTTCTCTTAAATTTGCCTTTCTTTTTTCCCTTTCCCTTCTCCTTTATACTCTTTTTCCGAGTTCCTTTTACCTTAACTCCGGGCATTTTAGCAATTTTATCTGCTAAATTGCTAAAAGTCACCATTGCGATGGCATCTCTTAAAGAGGTAGAAGCTTCTAAGTCTGCTAAACCTTGCATTTCCTTTTCTAACTGGTCTATTGCGGCCCTCTCCAGTTCGGCCAGTTCTTGGTTTGTCCAAGAGTCTTGCAGTATTAGAATAGGAATATATTTCTTACTAAGATTCCCTCTAGGAGTTAGTATCTGCTCATGAGCAATTTTCACTTCCATTTTCTCTTCTTAGGAAGCAATTATTTTACCTATCTTTGCTTTTGTAGCTCCAGCAGGCAGTTTTTCCAGCAGCTGCTTTGTTTTTGTGACCCGAAGACTTGATACAGGAAGACCTCCCGTACGCTTATCCCCGTGACCTATCTGCTGTCCCTGACCTGCCTCCTTACCGCCAAGTAGCTCTGAACGACTCCTGTCTTCTATGTTTAGCTGATTAAGATACTTGCTTACTATCTCCTTTAATGCCTTGCCCTTGACCTCTTTACGAAAAGTCTCATATTTGTTGATGTAGAATATGTGCCCAAATCGCCATAACTTTTGCTGACCCGCTGCTTTCCTTAATTGCTTCAAGCGACGCATTTTTACATTTTTTTCTTGGCCTCTAGCTTTTGCCTTGTATTCTATCCAGATCTTCTTTAAAATGCCTTCATTCCCGGAAAGCTCGGGGTACAACTTGGTCAGATTATCAAGAAACTCTTCTTTATTTATGATTAAAATTTGCCCTGCTTGCCTAACAAGAGATTTTCTAGCGGACTTGGAGGCATGCTCAGCAGTCTTTTGCAACTCTTTAAGGATATTAGTAGCTATATTGTCTAAATCAGAGTTAGCCATTAGTAATTCTTATACAAGTCCAGTACTCGCTTGATGTGATCTGGGAAGCCTACATTCATACGTTGGGAAGAAGAGCCTTGATTTTGCAAAGAGGCACCTGCAATACTCTGACGCTGTTTGTGTTCGTCTTTATAGTAGTATGTAACTAAGTCAAGAACAGCAAGCTTCAGATCTGCAGGAACTGCGCTGTATCCACCGGTATAAACTACTTTTACAGCACCAACGCCTTTAGGCCAGTTTTGGTATCTACCACTATCGTTAGTACGAAGAATACTATCCGTACTAGACTCTAAGTAGTATTCACTATCTGATGTAGTAAGTGTACCATAGGAGCCTCCATAAGTCTCTCTTTCCTGCACACTTACAATACTATTGACAGGACTTTCTGTAAGTTGAACTACATAAGTATCCCAATCAATAGTAAAAGTTTCTGTTTTGTTAGAAGAATAAAAGTCTACAAAACTGTTGCCACAGTAAGTTTTTACTAATTCACTCACTGACGGAATAATAGAATTAAAGCGCAAGTCATCTTTAGAAGATGAAATGCCTTCCGCCTCTTTATATTGCGCTAATGTGACTAAATCTGCCATAAGTAAATTAGTAAAAACCCTGAGGGGCCGAAGCCCCTCAGCGTTATTGGCTTACAATTATGCGTAAGGCCAGCGAACAGAAGGAACGTTGCTACCAGAGTTGGCAACAAGCTCATTGAAGCCCAGAGACTGAGCAGCAACAATGACGTTACGCTGTTCTTTAACGATGTAATCCGTTTCGATAGAAACACCGCGAAGGCGAGGAATCACATAGTTATCCACGTTCACAGCCAGAGCTGCTGTCGTGGCGGCTGCGCCTGCAGCGGCCAGATTGTTGGCAAGACGATCCGTAGCAATTACGGGTGAACCGTATACGCTACCAACAACACCCACCAGTTTCGTGGCGAGATCGTTGCCGACTTCTTGTACGTCGGTGAAGCCGGAGGCATCAATCAACTCGTAATATACATCGTTAGGAACGATGTAAGCGACGCGAGAAGGATCCATACCATACTTGCCCATTTCTTTACGCATACCGAGAAGGTTTGCCGGAGTTACTTCGCCAGAACCGGAAGCATCAAGAGCGGTCGTGGCCGAAGCCGTTGCAAAACCACCCCCAGCGTCCGAGCCGTCAGCGCCTGCGAGACCATCAGAAATACTACCAGAACTCGCACCAACCAGAATTGCCGAATCAATCGCAATAGCGTGAGCACGTGCGAGGGCAGACTGAATGATCGGAAGAAGAGTAACAACTACTTGCTCGTCCGTGTCATTGGTGATGAACGTGCTAGAGATCAAGCGGTGAGCCTGAAGTACAACGCGGTTAACGTTGTAGTTATTATCAGACGCGCCTGCCTCTTCGAGGTTATTAGCAGCCGTTTCCGCACCTGCCGAACTAAAGTTGGCAGCTTCGGTATCAGGAGCGATCGGCAGTACCGTTGCACCAGAAGCCACTTGCAGCTCACGGAAAATCGGAGCCACTTTTTGTGCCTGACGGACTTCTTCTTCAAACGCCGAAGAAACCATCACGTCGATGCCAGCCGTGCTGGTAGCGTCGTAGGTTACTTCTGCCTTCTCAAAGACATCACGCGCAAAATCGGTATCATAACCCTTACGAGTAACTTTACCAAGAATGTGAGCCTGAAGAAGCTCTTTCGAGTAATCTTTCAGGTTACCTTTGCGAGAAGAGAAATCACGCTTGCTGTTACGCATAGCTTCGATTTCTTCAGCCTTCTCTTTCAGTTCGGCTTCATACTTAGAAACTACTTCCTGCATATTGGCCTTATCAGACTCCATTTCCTTACGCACGTCTTCCATCAGACGCTCTGCACCTGATTGTACGCCTACAGAAATAGCTTGCTGAACTTCTTGTTCTTGCTGAGCTTTTTGGGCGGCTTCTTCAGCTACCTTTTCTGCTTCAACTTCGGCAGCCTTTTCTTCAGTTGCCTTTTGCTCGGCTTGCTTCATTGCAATCTTAGCAGCAGTCTCCTCCGCTACTTTCTTTGCAAAAGCTTCCAAGTCAATGTTAGACTGTTCGTCCATTTTGATCTCCTTATGGGCAAGTTCTGCCCCGTCCGGTGTATCACTAGCTACAGATGAATTTTCATCCTTAGCCAGAGACTGACCGGCTAGATCTACACTTGTAAAAGTTTTCTTGAATTCTTCGTATTCCTCCGTGGAATCAAAAGACTTCGCCAAAGAAAAAGTTGCTGCTTGATTACAAGGTACGGAAACAACCGAAACCTCAAATAACTCAGCATCCTTAATCAATAATCCGTCGGTTTCCTTTACATAATCAGCATCCTTGACTCGGAAACCAACAGAAAAGGCCCCAAGGACACCGTCTTTAACCAATTCAGCTACATCTTTAGCAGCATTACTAATGCGTGCCTCCAAATGCAAACCACCATCTACGGAAGTTACTTTTGTAGCTCGTCCGATGGGACGGTTATAGTCATGGTTAAACAAAATAATTGGATTATTAGAAAAATTATCCAAACCTCCTTTACTCCACGCTTCAGCAGAGATAGAATCCCCAGCACGGTCAAAATCAGCGGTACTTGCCATACCACGAATCTTAATCTGACCGTCGTCAGAAACATCCGACTTAAACGTTGAAGTAAGGTTAAAGATTTTTGTAGTCATATTAACCCTCAGCTCTTTGCAGCGGAGAGCTTCTCTAAAGGAGAGGCTTCTTCAGCTGGCTTATGGATAATCGCCCAAAGGTCAGGGTGATCTTTTTCCATTCTAGTTAATAGAGTATGCCAAGAACCTAAGATTCTATTAATTTCTCTTAAAGTACTTGCTCTAGGTCGATCCGGCATTCTATCATATTCTCTAGGAGAGGGAATAAAGCCCTTCTCCGCAAAAAACATAGACAAATCCAAAACTAATCTTTTTTGTTGTCCACTACGAATTGCCATCTTTTCTCTTTCTCCTAGTATTACTCTTCAGACCCTTCTGTAGGCCTTCCACCCTCACTGGGGTCAACTGCACTTCCTGCAATATTCGCAGGAATTCTAAGCTCATCAAAACCTTCTACAGGTTCAAAACCTAAGTTCTCTCTTGCTTCGTTGGGAGAGATAAGACCGCCATTTACCAAAGAAGTGTAGTACTGAGATTGGTCTCTTAGTTCCGGCTGTAAAGCAGGAATATGTTTTATATCTTCTTCAATGCTATAGCCAAAGAAACGACTCATTGCAAAATTTACTTTACGA